CTTGCCCTCGCCGCAGAGAAGTGTACTACGCGGTAGTCTGATGGACAACGTCCACTATAGCTATCTGCTTGGCATCTCTAATAAAAGTAGGAGGAGGAGGCATAATGCCTTCTAAACCAACCCTCTGGTTACCATCATACGGGTGATTAACTCGTATCCGTTTCCAGATTCGGGCCAACTTACAATAGTACTTCTTAATACGTTTCTCAACTGTATTAAGAATAGGCTTCCTTCCTTTCCAACCTATAACTTGCGGCTTAGTAATCAAAGCTTGCAAATCATAGTGGAAAAGAAGGTCATAGACACACAGAACTTCCAGTTCCGCGACAGTCAATGTTTGAGCACTATTGTCCTCATTATCAATAACATATAAGCCTCCAGATATGACTCTAGGCGTCAAACCCAGACGCCGAAGTGTCTTTTCAGCCTTTCGAGAAAACTCAAAGGGAATAGACACCGGTCTATTTGGATGGCTTACATTTACTGTATAGTGAGATTGTTGGATATCCGATTTAGATGGGGAAAACTTGTCGCCAATAATAGGCAGACCAATTCCTAGCAGATGTTCGGGAATGAACCAGGGGACCTCAAGTCGAGTGAGAAAACTTCTATTTTGAAACAAGAAGTAACCCATCACGGCCTGACGTATCTCAGGAGGTGCATCATTGACTAACTCATTAGCCAAAGCCCCCAGAGATTTAAAACTCTCCTTCATCCTCACATTTGCGGCCACAGATGAGCGGCCTAATCCTTTGGCAATACCCATATTTACAAAAGGGACCTTTACAAACCTTCCATCCGAGACCAAAAAAGTCCGGGAATTAAGGTTAAAGAAGTCTTTCGAAAAATAGACCTTGCCTATAGACGGTGAGAATCCTGCCAGCGGGCAGAGACCTTGCCAATATTTATACAACAATGATGTGCCTGTTACAACGGCATCATCACCATTAATTAACATTGGTATACTATGTAAGCTATAAACCTCTCCGTTCGCGAGCTCGAGAGCCCAACGACACAAAGAGGCATTAATTATACATAGAATTGGGAAAGAAAGTATGGACCCCATTAATTGGCCCCGTGTTTGCTCTCTCCAATGCCTGTCCTTCTCAAAGTGAGACGTGAAATCACGATCTTCCTTGAGGGCATGGGCAGTCCCTTCGCCAGGTCGTACTATACGATTCCTAGTCATTGACTTGAAGCACATGTCCATGTACTTCTTAGGTAGGAACCCGTTCTCGAAAGCACAATCGAGCACGGACTCACTACACCACGATGCTACCTCATTGGTAGCGTCACTATAGTCAATAGAGAGAAAATAATCTCCGAAGGAGTCCATTAAAGGATCTAGAGCAAACTTATCGACTTGACCATAAGTTGTGAGTTGAAAGCAATCAAAGTTTTGAAGTGAGTCCAGTAAGTACTTCTGGATTGGCTTCAGCGCTGTGTACAGCAAACCATTCCCGCGTGTAATAACACGGGCCTTAAGGGCCTCGCTTAGGCCCAATGGTTCTGCATAGCTCTCACTGTGGTCGGCTTCGTATACTATACGATCGTACAGTATATTCCACCTATGTTGGAACTCACTATAGTCAAGACAAACACGGGAACTTTTTGTCCATTCCCTAACTTTTATACCATCCTTATATATCTTATCAACATACACAGCCTTCCTGTCATCGACTGGAACCGACTTAAGAGTGACACCACCCGTAAGTCCAGCCAAAAGGCGAGGGTGACTTGAGATTGCACCCCAGGCTCCACCACCAGATCGAGAGTGAAAAAATTCACTATTAGTACTGGGGAGGAAAGGCTTATATATATCAACAGGCCTTAAAGGGCCTTTACTGTCCAAGACCTCGCGGACAGTCCTTCGAATCTGGTCATGTAATTGAGTTGCCGTAAAGACGGTACCATTTACAACAACTGAAGGAGCATGCTCGACGGGGGAAGTAAGTTTTTCAAAGGCGGACTCTTCTGCCTTCTTAATAAACTCCTTCCCTGGTCGTGGCATACCCTTCTTTGACTGTAAAACAGACTGAAGAAAAGATTTGAAGAGAAGAGGATTCGTCTGCTTAAGACGTCTTATATATTTGTACGCTCTCCCTCCAAGGAGGATATCAGGTCTATCTGTGCTCACGCAAAACGGAGCCTTAGGTAAGACCTGGTTATAATGTGACGCGTAAAAGGCTGCTGTCTTGTATTTCAACAACTTTATCGGATCACGATCTCCTGAGGACAAAAGACTATAATAATAGTCCAGTGTACCCTTGAGCTTGTATCCAATCTTGTTGAAACCATATAGACATAAAATGTCGAGTAAAACCTCGACACCAGCCTGTACAAACAACTGGTCTTCTGTAAGACCACCGGAAGTAACGCTATTTCTATCATTCGCGGAGTTATAACCCGCGTTATGTCGTGGAGGATTTTTTAAACGATC